ATCTGGTGGGTCATCGTCATCGCGGAAAAGCTTTCAACAGCCTCACGCAAGAGACTTGAACGCAAAGGCTTCTCAAACGAACTGCGAGCCAAGACCCTCAAGCGACACTGCCCCAGCTTACAGAAGGCAAAAGAGATGCAGGCAGAAGTGCAGACATGCTTGCGAAAGGGTGACCTCGTAGAGACACTACTTATCACCGACAAGCAGTTTGGTATGATGACCACCGCATTCGGACACTAACCACCAACAAGTAAAAGCGAAGCCCCTGTACCGAAAGGCGCAGGGGCTTTCTTTTTTTTGGGGGGGGGCTTAATCCAGATATCCCGCTTACCTTGATGGGAGGGGTCGGGGCGCTCTCTCTTTATAAAAAAGAAGGGCGAGGAAGTGTACACCTCCCCGCCCTTGTTAGACGTTGCGAGATTACGCAAATAATCACGTACATCTGAGAGCATAAGCTCGTTCAAATTCAGCACCCCGAAGGGTGGACAATGTAGAAGCGTGCACTCATCTACATAGCAAAGGTAGGCAAAGTTTTGATACCACCAAATACTCGCAGACCATTTTCGTGACCTCACGAAAATGATGCCACGCTATAGCAGCCCACGAAGGAGCGGTAGCCACAACCTGCGAGATACCCACGCACCGAGGGCGAGGGCAATAGCGAGGAGTGGCGCAAAGGCCTTGAGGCGCATTGACTGCCATGCTGTGAGCTTGGCGGGGACTTCGACAACATCGGTGATGCGGATGCTATCTACTCGCCCAGTATTGATAGTATCTACACGCCAGCGGTCACGCCAGCGGTACACCTCTTTAACCTTGTAGATGGTATCGCCCGCCGTACGCTCCGTGAGGTAGATGCTATCGTGGACATACACGCTGTCGAGGCGTAGGCGGTCACGCCACTCTACATGGGTGCGCTCGACGGGGACAACCCGCACCTTCGGGGAGCAGGAGGTCAGGAAGTAGCCAAGAAGAGCCACGGCTACGACCACAAGGAGCGTTTCCCACCAGATTAGTCTATTTGTTTTCATATCTCTCTGTATTTAGAGGGGCGAGGCTAAGCACCCCGCCCCCGTTGTTAGTTACTCTCTTCCTGCTGTTCACCTCTCTCTGCTCGCCACTTCGCCTCGATGGCGAGGGCTTCGGCTTCGGCCGTGAGTGCCCAAAGGTCGGCCGCCTGCTGGTCGGGGCAGTAGAGGTAGTAGCCTATTAGTCGGTGGCTTTGGCTTACATAGGCGAAGCCTTCGGGAGCGATTAACTCTATCATATCCATAGCTATCTAAAGTTAAGTGTGAAGCCCTTGGCGGCTGCTTTCTGTGCGTACTCTCGAGCCTCTGCCGTGTGTGCCGTCTGCCAAGCGCTTGAGAGTGATATGGTCTTCCCCGTCGACTGCTGGAGGTTATCTACGAGATAGCGGACACTCTCCACGGAGAGTTTGGCACACGCGGAGAGGTCGATGTCTGCCTTCAGTCCCTTAATTCGCACCTCCTCGACAGAGTTGCTGTTTTGAAATGCGGCGTACGTTGAGGTGCACCCCGACAAGTCGAGAACGCCCTTTATCTCTCGCAAGGCTGTGCAGGAGGAGAATGTACCTACAAGACTGCCGAGCCTTGAGGAGGTCGTCAGGTCTACAACCTCAAGCACTCGGCAGGAGGAAAATGTGTTAGACAGCGAAGCCACCGATGTTGCAGACCCGATGACAGCCTTCTTGAGGGAGAAGCATCCGTTGAACGTGTGATCCATAGCTGTGATGCTATCCCACCCCTCGATGGCTGGCACCTCCTCCAGCTTGCTATTTGAGAAAAGGCTGTACCCCGATGAGAAACCTCGCACGAAGTGCATGGGAGGTAGCGTACCCTCGGGATAGGCTTCGAACTGAGCGATCTTGTAGATAGGGTAGCTGAAACCACCACCGCCTGCCTTCATTCCCTCCACAGCCTTAATCGTAGCGACCAGCGGTGCGTTCTCCGCTACGACCGCCCCCTTCGTTGCGAGTGCCTTGTTGAGCTGTCGGAGCTTCGTTTTGAGGTCAAGCACAGCCTCCTCGGCTCTCTGCTTACTGCTCTGCTGTGCCATAGATTACTGCCTTGATGAGGTTAGCGAACGAGCCGATGGTATCTGCCCACTCCTTCTCGGTGAGCTTGGGATTGTCATCTGTTGTATCGAGGTAGGATTGATAGGCGTCCTTGCCTTTCGGACCAGCAGGACCAGCAGGGCCAGTTGCTCCTGGAGGGCCTTGCGGACCAGCTTCGCCCTTAGGGCCAATAGGGCCACGCTCGCCAGCAGGTCCAGCAGGTCCAACGGGACCAGCAGGACCGATAGGGCCTTGCTCTCCCGCTGGCCCTCGTTCCCCAGTAGGGCCTCTCTGCCCTTGCGGTCCAGCCGTTCCTGATTCGCCCTTAGCCCCGTCTTGACCCTTCTCACCAGCAGGACCAGCAGGGCCTTGTTCGCCTCGTTCACCCTTCGGACCAGCAGGGCCGATAGGACCTTGTTGACCAACGGGACCAGCAGGACCTTGCGGGCCAGCTTCGCCCTTATCGCCCTTTGGGCCAGCCGTGCCAGCTCCACCGCCACCACTTGGCGTTAAGGCCTTCGCCCATTCTTCCTCCGTACCCGTGTAGCCGTGCTTTACTGCTATCTCGTAGGCGCTAAGCCCACGCAAGCCCTCCAGCACGTTAGCTGTTACGGCCGTCGGCGTGTAGAGGACGGCGTCGCGGACGACGAGACACAGCTCGACGATGATCGTATAGTCGTGGTAGCCGTCCTCGTATGAGGGATCGGCGAGGCGTCCAGTCGCCTTTAAAGTGTACACCCCGACGCCGAGGCTCTCGGAGATCTCCTTCGTGACCTCCACGATAAGCTGACCGCCCTCGATCGTGTATGGAGGCTCGGCGGAGAGTGCGCCCCCCTCGTTCTCTATCCTTACGACGAGGCCTTCCAGCGTCGCAGGATCGAGAGGCTCGCCCGTCGGTTGCTTGACGAGAGCGACGGGTATTCTCTTGTCCGTTCCTCTCTGCACCAGCTGGAGCGTCTTGCCTTGCTCGCTCTTACTTCCAAATGGTCGCATATAGTTTTGTTTTGGTCGGGGTGGTTGGTTGCAGGCGCAGGCGGTCACCCCATTACCGCCCGCCCTGCTGTGTTAGTTCAGTCGCTTGTAGCTCTTGCCGTCGTACTCCAGCACTTCGCCTCGTGGCGCTCGTGTGGTCGGTGCTATTGACACGTGTATCCATGGGGTACGACCCGTTGGATGCTCGTCAATGAGCTGGTCAAAGCCCCCGTGCGCACGGATGAGGCGGAACAGCCTCCCGATGTCCGTGATTTGGATAGGTCGGATGTCAGCCGCTTGCCCCTTGACGTGCTGGCTCGTTATCGCACCGCCCACCGCTCTGTTGAGCCGTGGTGAGCGAAAGCCCGAGGTGACGATGATAGGCAGACCGAACTCCTCACGGATGCCGTCTAAGTACTCCATCAGACGGTTGAGGTCTTGTATCTGCTCGTCCGTTGGGTCGTTGGGGATGCCCCGAGAGATGGCCGTACCGCTGTGCGTCATCTCGGAGAGTGAAAAGTACTTGCTCATAGCTCTGCCTCCTTCTTCTTTTCCTCCTTCAGCGCCTTGAACTCGTCAAGGCTGATGTTGATATGTCGCTCCGTCTTCTCAATCACAAGGCGTCGGAGCGTATGCCAAAAGCGCCCCTCTTCCCCTTCTCGGCAAGAGCCCATGTTCTCAAGGATAGAGAGTAACTGCTCCCCACAGACTGCCGTTGTGAATATCATAGTGAGGGGGATAGAGTGCCGCAGCACATAATGCTCAAGGAGGTATCCCAGCAGGATAAGGATTGCTCGCTTGGGGATGGTCTTGGTTACCGCCTTGCCGAAGGCTGAACTCTTGAACTTGGGCTTCTCATCGACCGCTTCGGGGTACTTCTTGTACACACGCTTGCTGAGGCGGAAGGCGGTAATAACATCGTAGAATACGAATACCACCATCACTGCGAGCATCGGGAAGGTTGGGCGGAACTCCGCCACAACCCAGCCGACTAAGCCTCCCGCACAACTGAATAGGGCTTTGTACACCCACTGAACGTTAATCTGCATAGTCTTTGGTCTTGGTTGGTTATGGTTTGTTGGTTAGTAGTTGTCGCCTATGATGGAGAAGGAGAAGTCAACGTCGTACGGCGCATTAAGAACAGACGTGTAGATCTCAAATGAGTTGGCGGTTGGATTGCCGTACTTCGCGCTTGAGCGTGAGTCTCTTCCCGTGTCAGTGCAGAACACAGCGTATCGTGTATGCCCGAGGTTGTGCGTGACGAGGAATGTGCCACGACCAGTGCGCCTGATGGTCATCCCGTCGGCACGTGCGCCATACTTATACTCAAAGGATCCGCTTCCAGCGCTCACACGCCCCCCGAGGAGTAGCCCTGAGGTGTCCATAGCGCCCTTCACCCGCAAGCCACCTGCAACCTCCAGCATCACGTTCCCAGCGTTGCGCACCGCACCGCTCACTGCGTCCACGTATGGCAGGCGTGAGCGGTCTGCGTTGATGTAGAACTCTGCGTTGTGGAACACAAGGAAGCCCGACTGCGTGAGGTACGTGCCTCTGTCTCGTCGGCTGTCCGAGATAACACGGATGTCTGCACGCACGTTGAGTTGGCTATTTCTATTCACATAGTCCCCACGGAAGATGAGGTAGAACGATAGCGAGCCGTCGGGGTTGACGTTGCCTGAGAATGAATATGAGCCACCAGCGGGGGATAGGCGCACCTCGGGGGAGTATGCGGGGTAGCTTGGGTATGGCGATGCACTCACCGCAAGAAAGCCCCTCTCTGCATTGCCATAATGCACACGACCGATGAACGTGAGCCTAACGTCGACCTTTGACGAGGCCGTGACGTATCTCCCGAGGTCTTGTGGCTGGATGACAATCTCGACCTCTTTGGCGCTTGGCGCTTGGTGTAAGAGAACGGTGCTCCCGTAAAGATCCGTCAGCTTAACCTCGGGGAGATTAACGACCACGTCCTCCGTCAGCTTCCCTCGGCTGATCGTCTTGATGTCTGGGTGCGTGTCGCCAATCTTCACTGCGTAGGGATTTTCAATGTCGGGGCTATCCTTGTAGCGGTAGTTCTCAAGGTAGAGATGTGACCCCGCTGCGCCTTGCCCCTGCGGGTGGCGGATGTGGAAGTACCCGAAGTCTGCGCTCCCGTCGTGGTGGATAGCCGTCTGGTACGTCTCGTTGCCATCTTCTAAGCCCTTGACACCCGCTGCGAGGGCAGGCGTACCGCTGATACCGCTGATGTAGGAGCGTATCTTACCCGATGTGTCCTTAGCTCCGATGAGCGTACCCAGCACTACGCCTCCACGTATCTCTGTCGTACCCTCGTGGATAGCCACGTGCAGGTAGTCCGAGGGGTAGGACTTCTTCGATCCGTCGGGGTGGACGAACTTAATCTTGTCACTCACGATTTCTCCCGTATTTAGGTTAATGGTTGTGCTCCCGTCAGCTGATGCGATGCGCTCCGTGCGTATCTGGCTGGGCAGTACCTCCGTGAAGCCGTAGATGGGGGTGAACGCTCTGTTAGGGGCTTGGCTGAGCGTACCGAGGTAGAGGTAGTAGTACCCCGCCTCCGCTTCCATAGCCTTAGCCGTGTCCGTAGCGAAGAACACCCCGTTTGCCCCATTGCGCTCTACCTTGGCGTAGAGGTAGATGGTCTTTTGGTCAGCCCTCACAGCGTAGTCGTAGGCTGGGAGCGTCCACGTCTTGTACTCGCTGGGCTTATGCTCTGCGCTGAGCGTATTGATGCCGAGCGTCATATGGCGGAGGTAGCCCCTATCTGCGTGCAGGATGCCTCTGCTCTCGTTCCACGTGACGTTGTGCGTTACTGCGCCCGTAGCCGTGGGGGAAGCCACGAAGACGAACTGCAACGACTTATCCCCCACCATTAACTGCATCGTGCGGGCGGTGACGGGGCTAATGCTATCGCCAAAGCCCGCCCTCACCTCTTCGGCAATGCCGTCAGCGAGGCTCATAGCCTGCTGGTAGGAGCGTGCTACCTCCCTGCGCACCGCCTGCACCTCCTCCTTCTGCTGTACCCCCTCTGCTTCAAGCGTACCGAGAGAGACGGCAAGGCTGGGGGCTTGCACCTCGTTGGAGAGCGTTATCTGTGGCTTGTACTGCTGGGAGAGCTTCGTGCGGATAGCCGTGATGCGCACGTGGTCGTCAATGTCAAGGCTCGTGTCCACAAGACGGACGTACGCACCGATAGCGAGCTTGGGTGCGAGTGCGCCCCAATTCTTCTGTGCGTAGAGTCCGTCCAGCTCCGCCTTATACGTCACCTTGGGTTGCAGCGCTTCGTGGAAGTAGCGCACCGAAGCATTGAGAAGTTCCGTCTCCGCCTTCGTGATGTACTCGTCGGGCAGGCGAACACCGAACACTGCGTACTTATCCCCCACGGCAGGGTAGAACACCTTCGGTTCGGGGAGCTTCATCCCGTCCTCCTCTACGCTCACCAGCTGGAAACGCTTTGTGGCGTGGTCGTACTTCAACACGTCCTTATCTTGGGCGATGTCAAAGGTGCGCCCCGCAAGTCGCCCCGTTTGGAAGGTGATAGTCGCCTTCTCCCCTGCGATGCGGTACTGCGAGTAGTCCACGGGGTTGTCCTTATCCACGATGTCGTAGTTGCCGTTAGTCGTGACCACCACCGAGCTAACCACGCCCACACGCTGGGGGTAGATATTCGTGCCGTCAAAGCTATCCTCCTTGCGTCCGTCGGTACTTAGCCCGCTGACGCTGAGGCTCTGCCCGTCGGCACTCACAACGTACGTACGCCCCTCATAGTCGAGGGTGCGCCCCTTGGGTAGGTGCAGGCTCTTAGCTCCGTACTTAGAGGGGTCAATGTTGCGCTCTGTGCCTTGGATGAAGAGCTTACCTACGGGCGACTTCTCGCTGTCATTGGAGGCGGTAAGCCCCGAGAGCAAGCCCTTGCCCTTGCCATAGGAGAGCGTGACGGCATTAGCCTTGTCACCTATCACCTTACCGAGGTTGAGCGTCTTGCCCGTGATGTGCCACTCCGTTTTGAACGCTTCGGCTACTCGTGAGAGCGCACTGAGGCAGTCTTCGTGTTTGAAGGAGATAGCCTGCGCCTCCGCCTCTAAGCACGCACCGATAGAGAAGCCTGCAGGCAGGCTACGCAGTATCTGCTCAAGGAAGAAGCGAGGTTTGCCCGTCAGCGTGAACGATAGACGCACGTCCTCGGGGTTGGCTACGATGAACTTGAACTTAGATAGTGCGAGCTGTTGACCCTCCCCGCTGAGCGTGAGCGTATAGCGATACTCTCGCTCGGACACCTTCACTACCTCGGCAGGCGTGTAGAGGGTGAACTTCTCACCCCGCCACGTGCAATACGTGCCAAGAGGGAAGGTGATAGCCTTGTCCGACATCGTCTCTACCACGAGCGTAGACACTGCGCCTACCTTGGCTTCGTGGTAGCTCTCCGAGCTTATCGGGAAGGGCGTAGCCTTGCCGTTTACGTACAATGTGATCATAGTTTGGTTATGGTAAATGTTATGTCAATCGTCCAGCGGTAGCCGTCATCGTCCGCACTCACATCTCGGCTTGTGGAGGTGCTGTACACACCGCTCACGGGTAGCGTATCTCCGTCAAAGAGGGGTATCGCCCTCAGCCCACGTGCCGTAAGGCGAGAGAGGAGCTTGTTACGTGCCGTCCATAGGTCGGGTAGGGTGGGCGCTTTGATGAGTACGGGTACTTCAAGGGAGTACTTCGCCTTGTATGGCCGTGAGCCAGCGAAGTAGTACCGCCCCGTCTCATCCTCCACGCTCGCAATGCCCTTGTTCTCGGGGCTCACCCATATAGGCGCACTCGTTACATCAGCAAGGATCGTCAGCCCGCTCTCCCATCTCACGTTGTCGGAAGGGGCGGGCTTCTCGCTTCGTGAGCAGACCAGCACGGCAGACCAGCCCCCCTCCCACTTCTGCACGTTCTCTACGCTCACGGGACGGAAGTCTCCGAACTGAATACCCCCAGCGAAGAGGCGTATCGTCCTATTGTCAAGGAGGTCGGGGAAGGCGTTCCGACCACGTGAGTACATCGGGATAGCCACCTTCTGCTCCTCTACCTGCGTGGCGGTGATCTCGTCTATCTCCACGCCATCCTCCTCTGCCCAATCCACCGACGGGGGTTCCGTCATCGTGGGGAGGGCGAAGAGGTTCTTGATAGCGTCCTCACCGAGGATAGTATCTCTGCTACCTACCTCAAGTACTATTACTGCGTTCATCGCTTAATCTTGATGCCGTTACTATCCATCTGAGCGAGGATGAAGCGGGAGGCTTCCGTAGCATCTGCCGTCACCTTCGTGTTGCGGTTGATAGCTTGCAGTTCAGCGTACATACGCCCTACGGCCGTGCCGAATTGGTCAAGCCCCATATCCTGCGCTGTGGGGAGCCTGCGCACACCCTGCCCCTCAATGAGTAAGGCGATACGCTCCGTGGCGTTGGCTGTGCGCTCAGAGAGTATTACCTCCGTGTGCCACAAGCCCGTCAGCACGTCAATGCTATCCTGCGAGGCTTGGGCTATGCCCTTAGCCGTAGCGCTGCGGGTGTCGCTGTTCTTGCCTGCGAGGTCAAAGCCGTGAGCCTGCACCATCTCCTCGGTCTTCTTGAGGTACTCGTTGAAGGCGGGTATCTGCGTCTTCACCCCATCCACCAACGAGGACATAGCACGAAGCATAGCCTCCATCTGATTATCTCCACCCGTGAGGCGCATAGCGTCCGCCACCTCCTTCTGTGCCTTCTCCATAAGAGGGGCGAGGAACGAAGAATAGGCTATTTGCTTGGCGAAGTTGTTGAGCATATCCCCGATATTGGAGGTGAAGGCTCGTGTAGCGTCCTCTCCCGTGCGGAAAGCGGTTACCAGCGAGTCGGTGATAGCGTTACCCAGCGAGCCGAAGAGCCCGTGCAGGTAGTCGTTCATCGTCTTGATAGCCTCCTCGTTCTGCTTGTAGAGGGCGAGCATATTCTCCAGCGCCTCCTTACCCCCTTCTCTGAACTCGTGCGTCTTGAGGATAGACTCCGCCAGCGCCACGTTGAGCTTACCACTCTTGTCAATGAGGTTGGGGTAGAGCTTGCCGAGGGTAGTGTAGTCGTCTACGCTCTTGCGCCAAAAGAGGGCGCCCTCCTTGTGGCTACCCGTCTTGACGGAGATATTCTGCAACTTAGCGAACTCGCCCTTGAGCGTGGGGAGGAGCTTGTTCTTGATCTGATTGCGGATCTGCTCAATAGCCCTACGCATCTTCTTGGGGAAGTCTTCGGGCTTAATGCCAATACCGAGGAAGTCCAGCACGCCATCACCTTCTAACTCCTTGTCGGAGAAGGCTACGGACTTACGGAACTGCTCCATCGCTTGACGTGCCACCACGATAGAGTTAGTAGCACGCTTGTACACGTCATCACCGAAGATTGTAGAGCCCTTTTCGTAGAGTAGGTTAGCCTTGAGGAGGGCAGTATTGTACTCTTCTTGCGTGCGTGTGAGCGCCTCAAGGGCTTTCCTGCGCTTCTCCAGCACCTCACGCTCTACCTTCTGCGCACGGCTCACGAGGTTGCCTACAATGCCCACGATAGAGGTAATGCCACCCAGCACGTCCCCGCTGATGATAGAGCCGATGCCCGAAGCTACGCCACCGAGGTCGGAGAGGGCTTGCGTGAGCCCCTCCACTGCGTCCTCCATAGCGCTGTTGCCGAAGATAGCCCCGAAGGACTTCCCCAGATCCTGCACAAGGGGCGTAGCGTCCTTCACGCTCTTGCCAATCTTCGTCACCGAGAGACCGACACGGCTAAAGGCAATATCCGCCTTCTTCTGTGCGCTGGCTCGTTCCTCTTCGGTGGTCGCTGAGGTGGCTTCCCTGCGGGCTTTCTTGTAGTCGCTGAGAGCGCTCTTACCACGGCTCAGTGCGTCCTCCATAGAGGAGATAAACGACTGCCACGGAGAGGCGCCCCCCAGCTCGTCACGCAAGCCCCTCAGAGCGTCCGTGATAGCCTTGAGCTTCTCGGGTGAGTTCTGTATAGAGGCGAGTTCGTCTGCGCTCATACCAAAGCGCCCTTCCAGCTTGTCCGCTGGCGTGCTGGCGAGGTAGTCCAGCATCTCACGGGCGGTGGCAATGGTACTGCGCATCTGCGCCACCGTGCGCTCTCCCTGCTGTGCGAATAGCTCTACAAAGAGCTGGTTCGTGCGCTGGGTATGTTCGTAGCGCTCGTTGTCTACTGCCTTGAGCTCTTCCTTCTCTTTCTTCGCCAGCTCTACGAGGGCGGAGGTCTTCTGCTCTGCGAGGAGGAGCGAGGTATCGTCAATGATCTTGCGCTCTGCCTCGTAGCGCTTCTTGATCTCCGTCTTGCGCTCTTCGTAGGAGAGGTACTTATCTCGTAGCTCCTTGATGATCTTCTCTTGCCCCTCTGCGAGAGCTTGGTCTGCCAGCTCACGCCCTGCGAGGATCTGATTGAGGTCTGTATCGCTTAGGTCAGCTTCGGTGAGCTTGCGTTGCTTGTAGACCTCTTTCTTGCTGTCGTGGGTAGCCTCCCATTCTAACTTCTCTGCTTCACGCACCTTGGCGAGGCGTTCCTGCACTTGGTCGTCAAAGGCGGACATCTTGCGCTTATGCTGGAGCTGTAGCTCTGCCATCTCCTTGGCAAAGCCATTCTGCATAAGTGCTATGCGCTCAGCTTCAAGGTTGAGTTCAGCATCTCTACGGGAGCGTGCCAGCTCTCGTGTGCGCTGTTCCTCTTGCTGTCTGCGCTCTTCGGCTTGTCGTGCCTTGATGAGGGCTTCGCTCTCTGCCGTGGAGCGCTTACGTGCGCCCTTCTTGCTCGTCTCGCCTGCGCCCTTCTCGTACTCCTCTCGGGCTTTCTTCTTGAGGTCGTACTCCTCTTTGAGGCGCTTGCGTTCCTCGTCGGGGTTCCAGTTGTAGTTGCCGTTCTTGACGGCTTCCTCCTTCTTGCGCTTGAGCTGTTGAGCTGTGAGGGCGTTGAACGCCTTTAGCTCCTTGTTCGCCTTCTCTTCTTCCTTCTTGAGGTCGGTGACAGCGTCCTTGTAGGACTTGATGGGCTTCTTGCGGGCTTCCTGCTCGTTCTTGATTTGCTTGGCGATGTTCTCCCAGCCCTTCTCATCGTACACGCCCTTGATGATAGAGCCTTCCAACCTGCTCTCTGCACCCTGCTTGACGGCTCTCTTAGCCTTCTGCACGTTGGAGAGCATAGCGGAGAGTTGTTGGTCGGTGAGTTCTGATAGCCCCTTTGCGTTGAATATCTGCCCGTCACTCAGCTTGCCGAACTCCTTTTGCTTGAGGGCGAGTTGCTTCTGCGTGTACTCAAGACGCTCTACCGCCTTGGTCAGCCCATAGGCGTGGGCAAAGCCCGTATTCACGCCCCCTGCCTTTTCTGCGTCCTTCAGCGCCTTCTTCGCCTTCTCCACATCCTCCTGCGCCTTGCTCAGCTCGTCCTTAGCTCTGTCCACCTTCGCCCTGCCATCGTACTCGGCAATCTCACGCTTGAGCTTGGCGATGTCTTGGAGCTTGAGCGTCTCGGTATCGTACTTGTCAAAGATCTGAGGGTAGTACTTCTGCAACTGCTCCAGCGCACTCTGTCGGTCTGCCGTAGCGGAAGCCTCGTCACGCACCACGTTAAGGAGAGCCTCTACGGCTTCCTTGTGCTTCTGCTCCTGCTCCTCGGCTCGCTTCTTCTCTTCGTTGAAGTCCTTCTGCGCACGTTCGGCTGCGCTCGTGGAGTCGCTGAATGCCCACATAGCCGCTATCACTGCCGTGAGAGCTACCGCAATAGCCCCGTAGGGGTTGGCAAGCATAGCGGCGGTTAGGCGGTTGGTGGCTGCCGTGAGCGACTTAATGGAGAGAGCGTTCAGCCCTCTTGCGATGGTATCCGCCTGAGTAGCGGCCGTCCACCCCTTAGTAAGGGCTATGTTTGTAATCACGGCCGCTCTGTACACCCCGTAGGTCACGATGAGACCCGCAATGACCTTGCCTATCTTCTCGTAGTTCTCCACGAGGTAGGCTACAGCCTTCACGCCCGACGACAGGACGCCCTCAGAAGCCTTCCCCAGCTCGTTGAACATCATATCAATGTTGTCCTGCAAGTTGGAGATCTGACCCGTGAGGCTCTCGCTCTGAGCCTGCATGAGGTTGTAGAACTTCCCGCCCTTGTTGGTCATGTTTGCGAACGCCTGCTCAATGTCGGAGAAGCCCACCTTACCAGCCGATACAAGGCTATTGATCTCGCTGACGCTCTTGCCTAACACCTTCGCCAGCTCCTCGTAGATGGGTATGCCTCGGTTAGCGAACTGACGGATGTCTATGTTCGTGACACGCCCCGAAGCACGGAGCGAGCCATAGAGGTAGACAATATCCCCGAGGGGCTGAGATAGACCCGCCGCCACATTCCCGAGGCGTACAATCGTCTCGTTCACCTGATCGGCTGCGAAGCCATAGGCAAGCATATTCTTTGCGCTGGAGGCAATACCCTGCAAGTCAAAGGGGGTAGACGCTGCGGTCTGTGCAAGCTGGGCGAGAAGCTCGTTAGCTTGCTCCCCACTGCCGAGCATCGTCTTAAAGGAGATCTCCAACTGCTGGAACTCCCCTCTCACGCTGTACAGCTTGCTCACAAAGTCCTGAATGCCACTCACAGCGAAGATACCAGCAGCGAGCCCCGTGGCACGCTGGAGAGAGTTGCTGAGAAGGTCTACCTCGCCCCTCGCCTCGGTGATGGGTGCGTTGTAGCTGGGTAGCTTCGTTGATGTCCCTTGGATCTTCTGCTGGAGGCGGTCAAAGCTCTCTTCTAAGCTCTTCGTGCCTTTGATGAACTCCGTAGGGTCAAGGGTGACAGAGAACGTCTTGTGTGCCATTTATTGCGCTATTTTCTTGAGTGCCGAGGTGAAGCTCCCGAAGGACATGCCACGGCTCGTCGTCTTTTTCTTCCCCTCGTCCTTGGGCTTGTAGCTGGGGATAGCCTTAGAGTAGAGGAGGAAATTCGTATAGCTGAGCTCGTAGAGGACGTAATCAAAGCTCAGATGATAGTACTTGGCGAAACTGCCTATTCTTGCCCAAGGGCTGTCGTTTCGCTCCCCACCTCCTTCGTTGGCTTCGTTATCGCTGTCCTCTTGAGGGAAGTGGTAAGCATAAAAAGCTCCCCGATGTTCGCACTCTCAAGCACGTTGAATAGAGCTGTTGCGAGGTCGGGGATAGTGGCGGTATAGAGGAGCGTTTCAGCCGTCTTGCGTCGCTCCGCTTCGTTGTCACGCTTCACGCCCGTGATGAACGTAGCGAGGATATGTGCGTAGGTCTCTGCGTCACTGCCAAGGGCGATGAGGTCATAGAGCGTCATATCTCGCTCCTCTACGTCCGTGACCTGCGCAATGAGAGCCGACACCTCTACCCACGTAGCAAGCGTAGGAGGGTAGACCTTGTACTCGGTAGAGCCGATGGACACGGACACGCCCCCCGAGAGGAGCGTATCCGATACCATCTGTTCTGCCTTCTTCTTGAAGAAAGGGAGCTTCATCACTAAGCCTTCTTTTCAAGATAGAAGAGGGGGCTGTTCACCTTCGCCTTGAGGATAGTAGCCGTGATGTCAATCCCGTAGCCTGCGTCCTCGCTGAGGGCGATAACGCCCGTCAGCTTGACACGGGGAGCCTTGAAGACCTCAGCGCCTTGCGTCTCAGGGATGATGGCCAGCGCCCACTCCTTCGTAGAGACAAGGCCATTCACCTCGAGCGTATTGGAGTTCTCGGTGACGCTGAACACCTTCTCCATCACGCTCTTGTTGAGGTTCTTCACGTGGAACTTGATGCGGAGGGCGGATGCAGAAGCGATGCTGTCTACGACCTCACCGCCTACAGCCTTCCACTCCTTCTTGTCGCCTTCCTCCTGCTCGATGCTCAGCGAACCCTCCTTGACGAAGCCAATAAGGGCCATCCCAGCGGTGGGCATCTTGCTCCCGTCCGTGGCGTTCACGGCACCCACCTGGACTTCTACCTTGCCCCAAGCGGTGTTATTAGTATCCTGATATGACATATCTGTTACTCTGTTAGTTTGTTATACTTGTATTTGACTCTCACATTCACCACGCTAAAGCCCTCTTCGGAGAAGGTGGTGGGAGTCCCGTCAAGAACAAGGAGAAAGTCCCCCGTGCGGTGTGCATCTACGAGCTGTGAGATAGCTTCCTCCAGCTCTTCGCACCTTTTAACGTCCTTGACTAATAAGGGCTCCCCGAAATTGCGCATAGGAACATAGGCGTTCACATTGACGACACCGCTCTGCGAGAAGCCGTCTAAGCCATCCCTCCCCGTGAGGAAGGACACTACGACATCCTCCACCTTGCTATCAAAGGGTCGTGTGCCATTTCTGTACACATCACCACTAACCACTACTCTCCCTTTGAGAAGCCCGTGGATATACTCCTCTATCGCTAATCCCGTCTTACGCATTATTCAGCCACCATTGCACCATCTCCTCCGCTAAGAGTTCGCCCGAGGTCGTCACGTCAAAGCCCTTAGCCTCTACGTGGGAGGCGTAGTGCATACCAGCGACGAGGATAAGGCGTATACCCTTGCTCCCCCTTGCCAGCTCCTGCACCGCCTCACGACCTGCGGACTGCCCTGCGCTTGCTTTCCTTCCGTTTCCCGTAAACCCGCCCGAATGCACCACCTTGCCATCGTAGCTCACTGCCCATCCTGTGGAGGCGGAGAGAGCGCCCGACTTATCCGCATATTGCTTGCGTCGGATAGCCTCCTCATAGCACCCCTTAGCGATGAAGCGCACGTCATCGATGATCTCGGTGATAACCTCATTGCGCACCTCAGCGAGGAACTCCCGCAACTCCATCAGCCTAAGATGATCTGAGTGAAGTTGAGGATGCGGGCGTACTCCCAGCTCTGTATCGTGAACTCACCGATAAGACTTCCATCCTTTCGGTATAGCTTTGCACGCTTTGCAGTCACCGATACAGGTTCAAGGTGTACCTCGTAGGCGTAGCGGGAATGCCCGCCATCCTTGTACGTCCCTCGCTTGTCATTGACCGAGGAGCGGAACATACAAGGGATAAGCTCGCACTCGATAGCGTCCGAAAACACGGGTCTCCCCTTGTCGTCGAAGCTCCCTTGTTCGGTCTCTATCGCTTGTATATATCCGTTCTCGTAAATCATAGCCAGCGCACTCTTGGAGGCTCGGAGAGCATATCGGGAAGCCCGAGGCGTCGGCACTCAAGGCGGTAGTACTTAACTATATCATCCTTCGATGCCCGAGAGATAGACACCCCCAGCTCACTCACGGAGCTTGGCATCAGAAGGAACTCGGGCAGACTCTCTACGAAAGCTCTGTGTACACGCTCCACTCCTCCCACCTCAGAGAAGTAGGTATCATCGCTCGGGGATAACCCCTTGCCGACAAGCAGAGAGGACACATAGCCATCGGAGAGGCTTACCCCCATAGCTTTGTACTTTTCTTGGATATACTCCTGCGGGGTCATATCGTCTACTTGATAGCCTTGAGGTCTACTGAGAGGATATGCTTAGGTAGACGCACCTCGGGGATCCACGCACAAGCGTACTCGATGAAACGACCTTCATCCGTGCGCTGCGTGGAGATCATGTGATTGCCAGCCAGAGCGGTGTACGTCTTGGTTGGAACAGGGTCTCGAAGCTCGTATGGCTCATAGAAGCGCATCTTACCGATCTCACCCTCGGGCAGGAAGACGATCTTGTCGTCTGGGCAGAGGCGGTAGGTCTTACCTTCAAGGTCTTCTACGATATTGCTAACGATGCGGATAGAAGGAAGACCCAGCTCGGTCAAAATCGTATTGACCGTGTTGAGCGATGCGATCCCGTTAGACTGGACCTCCGAAGTACCTCTGTTGATGGTGTATCTATCCACCAGACCCTTATTCTTCGCGAAGTACTTAATGAAGGTAGCCGAATTCATCTCTATCGTACCGAAGTTGATGTGGCTGTACTTTTCGCGGAGGTCTACGAGGAACTCGACGAAGTTGTCCTTGTCGCTCGCCTTGGCTTCTGCCTTGAGGATGGGGAGGTTCATATCGAGGATAGACACGCCCTTGGGGTTGTCTTCGATAGTCACCTCTGCCTTCCCGTTGAATATAAGGTCAAACAAGATCTTCTCCGCACGCTTGTACGGGGCAATAGAGGCTTCACGGAAGTCGTCTACAAGGGTGTTTACCACCGCATCGTAGCCCAGCTTCCCAGCATTCACCTGCTTGATGACATCACTGAGCTTCTCCAGTCGGTCGTTATCCATCTGGAAGCGGTCGGCAATGTCTGCTACCTCGAGAATAGCGTCACCCATAGGCGCACGCCCACGGAGCACCTTTCCTGCGTTGCGGTCAATGACCGAACCCATGCGCACTGCGGTAGTCACCCCGTAGATGGACTTGAAGATTCGATCAGGGGTGTACTCGAAGCTCATGTAGTTGCCGAGGACGATCTTGTTTCGCTCCGTAGCCAGCGCTCGGTCTGACACTGACTTGACGTAGCCAGCGTGACCGAGGAAACTATCAATAGTCAAATTCATATCTGTCGGTTTTGGTTAGTTGGTTGGCTTAGACGAAGAGGAAGCGGGCGGTGAGCGCCTTCTTGTCCTCCTCCGTGACTGGGATATAGAGCTTGTCCGTATCCACCTCAAAGGCACGACCGAGGGCGGTGAGGGTAGCCCCTTCTTCCACCTTGACGGGTGCGTAGGTGAGGTAGTCGGCACTGCCCTTGGCGGTGTTCCCCGTAGCTGCGGTAGCCTCGAAGAGGACTGCGCCCTTGGTGAATGCCGACGCATCAGCCTTAGCCGTGATAGTGTCAAACTCCTTGTCGGAGGTGTCTACGCTGTCGATGGTGAGCGTTGCCGTTCCGTTGGAGAGGAACATACCGCTCGCAAGGTTAGCGTACTTGGAGACCTTGACCTTCTTCCCCGAACCAGCCTCTACGACACGCACACGCTTGAGCAGGGTAGCCTTGCGGGTGACCTTGTCGACAGAGATAGGCGCAAGGGGAGGGACTACGGAGCCAGCCGTTAGACCCGTGACGTCGAGGTTGAAACCTCCCGAGAGACGGTAGCCCGTCTCTACACGGTACAGCTCGTTGACGGGCATGTACGCGTTTTCGTCATACTTGATTTTTGCCATGTTCTTTTACTTCTTCTCGTTAAGGATTGCCTCCGTACCTTCGTTCACCTGCTTCACGATAGAAGCCATCACGTCATCGTTGGACGGCTCGCCTGCTTCGGGCTTTCCTGCGCCTCCGAAGCGACTATTGGCGCTCTCGTCTTGGAACTTCGTGTAGCCCTGCTCGATGTTAGCTACCAGCTCGCCTACGTTCGTATCTTCTCCGAAGGTGCGCCCGCTTAGAGCCATGGTGTAGAAGGACTCGGGAATATTCTTTTCTCCGAGGAGGGCGGTGATCTGTGCCAGCTTACCCTCGTGGGAGCGTTGACCGAGGATGAGTTCGATCTGCTTCTGCTGGGCTTCCAGCTGCTGCATCATCTGCTTCTCTCGCTCGGTGGGTTCGTTCCCCTGATTGTCGTTTGGCTTAGGGTCGGTGGGCTTGGGCTGGGTTTCCTTCTTGAGGGCTTCAAGCTCCTTGCGGAGGGTGGATGCGCTCGTGCGCTCCTTGTCCACGTCGGACTGATACGCCTTCAGGAAAGACTCTGCACCTGCCACTGACTCTGCGATACGTTCTTCCTCGGTGATGGTTTTTGACAAGAAGTCGGCTACCCCATCAAATGCCTTGTCGCTCACCCCGAGATTGGAATATCTCTGTTTGAGCTGTTGTAAGATTTTAGTTTTCATATCGTTAAGCTATCAGATATACGCAAATATATATAGCTTGATATTGGGTTTGGGTAGAAATAGAGATATGTTACTAATTTCCTCTACCTCTGTGCTTTTGGGCATAAAAAAGCCCCGCAGAGAGGGTACTCCACGGGGCTATCGCTGTTAGGGGTTGGTTGCTATTCCTTTTCCTCGGTCTTGGTTGGCGTGGGCTCGCCTGCGCTGGGCTTGCCCTCCTCACTCTCCTTGCTCACCTCTTCGGTGCTTGCCTCAATGGTGAAGGGTACGAGGACGGGGTCAAGACGGAGCGACCTGCCAGCCCTCACCGCTGGCACTTGCAGGGAGATAGCGTGCTTGAGGAAGCTATACCTACGTGCGAGGTACTCACCGATAACCTCCTCATGCTTACGGACGGCAATGTGCGCCCCCATAAACACATACTTGAAGGCGACACCCGAGAGTGCCGTCCCCAGCCCTTGGAGGTCTTTGGGGTTGATGCGTGGGGTCATCGTCATCGTGAAGCAATCATCTACAAGGCGGGCAAGCTCGCCCTCCGCTGCGCTGGTGGACTGATCCCACGTGAGGTAACGCACGTCCGCTTCATTTCCCGTCATCTGAATGGTCTGCGTCTTGCCCGATTTCTGTACGCCCGACACAGAGCCACGCACCAGCACCTTGGGGAAGAAGTTATCGTTGATGCAGTCTGCGTAGTTGCTCTCCAGCTCCTCGATGCGCTTACGCTTGCTCTGTATGCGGTCACAGAGGGCGTGCTTCATCTCCATGTAGATAACGGGCATCTTGTCGAAGCCGTGGAGCTCTTGCGAGATGAGCGTCCAGCCCTTGCCCTTCACATTCTCGTAGGTGTAGACGTGGGTAGCGTCAATCTCCATCAGCTTCTCCACCTCCTTGTCGTCTACCTTGACCGAGTAGAAGCGGTAGAAGGAGACGAGGTCGCCATAGGTATCCTTGATAGGCACTATTCTATCCCCGTTGAAGGGTGACCACAGCTCACAGCGGAGGCGTGTATCTGCCCCACGGGCGTAGTCCTTATCCTCGTAGAAGTCGGGGTCTTTGACCGCCCACCAATACTCGGCTACAATCGTCTCGGAGAGGACGGCACGCACGGCACGTTGGTTAATGAAGCGTATCTTGTTCTTCGTCTCCGTCTCACGGATGAGGTCAAGCATATGCTCCTGCTCTTTCGTCTTGGCTACGGCTTGCAGGTCGGGTGGTAGCCCCACGGCAAAGGCGGTGTGTATCTCTACGATGAGTTGCTCCAGCGGGGAGGAGATGCGGTTTACCTTCTTCGTTTCGTACACCGCTCCCGTGCGCCTGCCGTTGACATCTACCTCTTCGTCCTTGACCATCACCCTATCATCGGGGCGGTGCGCCTCACTCATCACCTCATGACGGGAGTATTCCCACTGCTCTCTGAGTATGGCCATGCGCTCCTCCTTGTACTTGGCTCGCACCTTGGGGATAGCGGAGAGCTTCGCCTCCAGCGTCTTGTCTGTCTGTTCCATATAGTCTAAAATATGCCCTCGTAGCTTCGTCTCTGCATTCCCGACCAGCCGAGGATGTTACGTAGTATGTAGTAGCGGGTAGCGTCTATGAGGTGGTTGTTAGCGTCTATCGGCTCGTTCGTATACTGCCCGTCCTTGTCCTTAGCCCAGCAGTAGTTGTCAAGCTCGTATTGCAGGTTCTTGCTCCGTGCGGTGATGCAGATATCCATCTCCAGCATCTTGTTGATGCCAGCAATGACACTGCCCGCACCCTTGACCACGGGGGAGACACGCAAGCCACCCGCCCTCAGCTCGTCAATGAGACGAGGGTCGGCAGAGTCTGCCGTGATGTCAAAGCTGGAGTACTGCCGTAGGGCTTTGATGATGTCACCGCTCCCCATGTGGGTATTGTAGCATACCTCGTCAAGGTAGAGCGTATTGCCATACACGCCACAGAAGATACCTGCGGTGGGGTCGTTGGTATAGCCGAAGTCCAGCCCCAGCCCGCAACGCTGTACGAAGTGGGGCATAGAGTCCACCACGGAGTACTTCTTGAAGATAGCCCCCTCGTTCATCTCTGACCACTTCCCGATGACGATACGTTGGTACTTCTCGGGGTTGTTCGCCTTGATGTCCTCAATCTCGCTCACGAACTCCCGAGAGAGGTATTCTAAGTTGTCAAGGTAGGTCGTATGGATGTGTAGCACGTTGGGGTGCGTGCTTATCTGCACGGGCACTCCATCTATCACCTCTATGCGGTGCGTGTCCTTGATGTACTTCTGATAGACGAAGTGGGAGGTGCTGGCGGGGTTCATCACGACGATGACCATATTCTGCACCCCCTTAGTACGAATGGAGAGCACCATCTTATCATAGTCCTCTTCACTGCGCCATTCCTCCGCCTCGTCACACACGAACACCGACACACCCTGGATACTCTTGAGCTTTGCCGTCTGGTTGCCCGAGGAGGCGAGGATACCCATAAACATAATCTCGCTGCCCGTGTACTTATTGATGATGCGGTCTTTCGTCACCTTGAAGTACTCCTGCGTGCCGTCTCGCTCTATCTTGTCCTCTACCTCGGGGATAATGGACTTACTCGCTGATACCAGCGTGTAGCGAGTGAAGAGGATCTTGCGGTTCTTCTCAAACGTGAGGCGCTCGAGGAAGCGAGCCACCTCAAAGCTCTTCCCCGAGCCACGCCCACCCGTGATAAGCACAATGAACTTATCCTTGTTCTTGTAGAGCGGGTGGTAGACGGAGTGTACGGGGGTATTGGTCTCCCTCTCTACGTCCATAACTACTCGGTATTATCTGCTAACCACTTAGAGATAGGCACGCCCACCTTCATCTCTCCGCTGACGTTTACAGACACCTCCTGCCCGAAGCCTGCTTGCTTACCAAACTTCTCAATCATAAAGCGGAGCATATTGGAGTCGGGAGGGGTGGTGTAGATCGTTTTCCCATTCTCGTCCGTACCCGTCTGTCCAATAGCGAGGATATGTGCGGTATCGAGATACACGTCAAGTCGCTTTTCCCACTGCTCTTGGAATATTTCGCCTATCTTGGGGTTATCCCTCTCCCATTTAAGCAGGCAATAGCGGGAGACGCCCAGCATTTCGGCTACCTTGCTCTTGTTGCCTAACGTGGTCTTTGCGAGCTGGCGGATAGTGTCAAGGGAGGGTACTTCGAGCTTCTTTCGACCTGCACCCTTCGGACGTGTGCGAGTGCCACCTTTTGACTTTGCCTCTTCCTTCTCCTCTTCCTTCTCCTCCTCCTTCTTCGTTGCCTTCTTTGCCATATCCCTATCCTGCTATTAGTTCGTGTACCGCCTCACCCTTGAGATACTTGTCCGAGGGGTTGATACCTTGGTCGGGGAGGGCGTGCTGGAGCATTTCCATAAAGTAGAGCTTATTGGCGTAGCTCTGAAAGGAGAGTGTTACATAGGCTTCGCCCTCGTAGTACTCGCCTTCCATCTTACCTGCCGTCTGGGCTCTTACTTCTTTGACGTGTTCCTTGCGTGCTTGTCGCTCTTCGTCTGAGAGGGGCGTTGCTACGCTTGTGAAGCCTTGTGATGAGGCTTGGTGGTAGTCTGTGATGTCGAATGCTGATGTCTCAGCCATTAGGATGCTGATGTCCGAGCTGTCGAGACCTGCGAGGTCTATGTCTATCTCGGGTAGCATCTTTGCGAGTAGGTCGCTATCGAACTCCCCTTGTGCGGTGGTAGAGTTCATGAAGATGTTCTGCTCCTTCTCTTCCTTGTCTGTGAGGTGCAGTACCTCTACTCTTATGGGGTAGTCGTTCTCGTTCGTCTCGGGGTCGTAGCGCTGTATCTCGTCAAGGATAGAGAGGCGCTGATGCCCTGACACGAGGTTGCCCGTCTCTTCGTTCCACACGATGCCCCCTGCTAATCCTACTCGCTTGAGGTTTGCCTTGAGTCGCTTGCGTGCGTCCTCTGTGAGCTTACGGGGGTTGTAGGAGGCGAAGTGTATCTCTGAGCGCATCACCTCACGGGCTGGGGCTTGCTTAATCGCCTTGGTCATACTTGGGATCGTAGTTAAGGTAGTCGAATAGTATCTTCTCTACTTCGGGGAAGCGTGCTATCACTCGCTCGAGGTCTTGCGGGTACTTGTCTCGGCAGAACAGAAGGAACGGAATGTTCGATACGTCCGTGCCTTGGCTCTGTCCGTTGCCGTACTTGAGCGAGGGGATGAGCCTCTTGTGCTTGATATATGCCTCTATGTCCTTGTTCCTGTAGAGCGAGAGAGGGTAGGCTTTGCGGGTAGCCTCGTTGATCATCTGCCCCTCGTAGGTGCGTAGCATGATGCGTCTGTTGATGCTGTCCGTCTGCTTGAAGCCATAGATAGCCCACTCTATGCCCGTCATAGCCCGCACGTCCTCGGTGATGTCGCTTAGCGTCTTGATGCGCTGCTTGGGGTCTTGCTCGCAGCCAAATGCCCCGTCCTTGATGTATTGGGTGAGGGCGTAGTGCGGGACTGAGATAAAGCGAGCCTTGGGGTATCTCTGCTTCGCCCAGATGATGTACTTGTCTATATGCTCTAAGCCCTCGACCATGTACATATAGACGCACACGATCTCTTTGAAGTAGGGGTAGCATAAATCGAGCAAGGCGATACTATCCTTACCCGTTGCCGAGTGGAATAGTATCACCTTGTCCGACTTGGACGCTATCTGTCGTATGCACTCAATAGCGAGGCGCATAGTCTAAGCTCTGATACGGCTGGGCACCCCTACGTTTGAATAGAGACGACCCGAGCGCGTCTTATATCGCCCTTGCTTTTGGTTGTAGTCCTGGCGCAACACCCTGTGAGCTTCAGACGATGTGTAGCTCTTGGGTCTTAGGGCTGTATGCAACCTCTCGATCTCAAGGTTGTACGAGTCTGGACGCTTCTTGTTTTTTGCCATAGTTGGTTTTGGTTGAATGAATTAAACTTACGATGAATTACACATATCGGTTGGCTATTTCGCTACTCTGTGAATAATACGGCACCAATAGAGATGCCTATCCAGGCGTCATCTTGCTCAAACCCCTCAACCTCAGCCTCTGCGTACATAGCCTTGCCGACCGCTGACTGGGGGGCTGTGTCTTCGGGCAACTTAACCTTAATGTCCGCTATCTCGACCAACGCCCGGGGCGAATTTGCTGAGTATCCAGCCTGGAATAAGATATGCGTAAAGGGCTTAGCGTCTACCACCTCGCCATCTGAGACGACGAATAGCTTCTTCACATAGAAGTCCGAGAAGTCTCTGAACTCTACCGTCTTGTTGCCCGAGATGATGCGCTCGAGTGGCTCACGTGCGATAGTGAGGTAGACGACGCTCTTAGCGTTGATGCCGTTTTCAGCCATATAGGCTTGCATGCGTTCTGAGTAGTTCATAATCTTGATTTTTATGTTGTAAAGTTAGTTAACGAGAAATTGGGTTTATGGCTAAAAGCCAATATGTTACTATTTTCTTTGAAACGGAAAAGGGAGCGGTGTTACCCGCCCCCTCGTGATGTTAGTTTTCGCCCACTGGTGGCGTGACGCAAACCATCTGTCGCAGCGCTTCGCCACTCACTACGTTGCCCTCGGCTCGCCCGTAGGCGTCTACATGCACGTTGATATCGCCGTCGCTGATGTAGTAGTATGCCGAGTAGACAACCAGCGTGCCATCTGCATAGCGCTCATCGATAGTTGCACTCATCACCCCGAGGTCAATAGCTGGTCCGTAGCTCTTAGCCATAAGCTCTGCGAGCATAGCCTGCACGAGGTCTATCAGATAATCGTGCGCTTCGTGGATGTCTGCCACGCCCTCTACGTAGTGACCGCTGATGTCGGTGAGGTAGTCGTCGTAAGCCTTGGGGTTGCTAATCTCAAGGCGAGCGCTTGCGATGTCGTAGCCAAAGCTATCACCATCACACCAATTGACGGCGTGCTTAATGTCGTGGTCTGCTGGCGTTACACCGCCCTTTACGTTGTAGTAGTAGGTCTTCATAGCTGTATGCGTTGTCTATACCGGTGATTTTGAAAGCCCGGGGCTGACCACCGCCAACCCCGGGCGATTTCTTACTCTTCTGCTAACTCGCCAATAAGGCTCACGATTAGTTCATTGAGAGGGGTTGCGTCTTCTGTGGCAACGACCTCGCCATCTATACTCACGTTGTAGGTCTTGTCGCCCTCTTCTTTCAGCCATGCTTCATAGCACACGTCATTGCAGTCGAACGCTTCGATGCGCCATTCACCACGACCTGGCAGCTCTCTCACAAACGCCTCAAGGGCTTCTTTGATGATAGAGATACCTTCTTCTTGCGATACTTCGCCCAGGTTTAGGCATCTCATATCTGGGCATTGACCACCCATTGTGAACTCGAACCCTCTTACTTCGATCACGTCAAAACCGCGACCATTGATTTTCTTGAACATTGTCTTTTGTCTTTTACGTTACGTGTGGATTGCATCTCTTGCTCTCTCACACTACAAAGGTAAGACAACTTTTTCACACTGCAAAATTTTAAGTGAAAATAATTTTCTACGCACAAACCTCTACTTATATATAAGTGTATTGCGCGTTGTATATCGTTTGGTTTGGCTTGGCATTTCACTTATCACGGAGCACTCGTGAAAATAGCACCGGGGTTCAGGTGCTATCTCTTAGGCTGTCCAGGATACCCACCACCGCCCTCTTGTCCTCGGGGCAAGTATTGTAGCGTACGATGAGCGCAGGGATAGAGCGTGAGAGCTGACTGCGGTTCATCCGCAGCTCTCGGGATAGAGACGTTGCGAAGTGGCGGGGCAGTCGTTCTCGCTTCTCTATGCACTCAGGGTGCGTGTGCAGTATCACCCCCGTGATGACGAGGTCACGGGCGAGATACTTGTTCATGTAGTCGGGGAGGGTGGAGTATGCCCTCTTGACCGCTTCCGACAATGTGAGCTTCTCGGTGGTATTCATTCGCTTGTCTGCTGAGTTGTTCTGATGGTCTGCTTGATGAGGTCGAGTGTAGCCCCAGTGGTGAGGGTCTCGGGCGTGACACGGAGAACACGCCAGCCGAGAGCGGTGGCGGTGTTGTACTTCTCCATGTCTCCTAAGAATCCCTTGGGGCGGGTATGCCGTCCCTGTGTCCACACGCCACCCTCTACCTCGATGGCTATCTTATGAGAGGGGATGGCGTAGTCAAAGCGCCACCTCCTCACGGGGTGAAACCGAAGCTCACGGACGCACTCTTCTTTGAGGTAGCTTCGGAGAAGGAATATGAACATGTCGTACGAGTCGGGCTTCGGTTGCCCCCGTTTCTTGGAGGTGGTAGCTTTTCGCATAGGCTGTATAGTTAGGTGTTAGTTACTCTTTGGGGGTGGCGTACAGGGCTCGCACGAATTTTCGGCATATCTCTTTTGCTCGGTCTTCACCTCCAGCATCCAAAAGGCAGATCGTCAAACGTCCGTCCTCAACCCTAAATAAAGCACCCGTCCCTTCGTCTTCACCCGAGATATTACCATCTCTAACCAAGAACCACTTGATTTCCTTCCCCGTGATTGTGTCCGAGGCTTTTCGGAGCATATTACTCCAATCGACAAGCCACTCAACCATGTCTTTCGTCGTAGCCTTCCGTGGTTTTGCCATCTTCGCTTCGAGTCTTTCAAGATACCCCTCACACTCACGGGCGTGCGCTTGCAAATCGAGTTCGCCTAAAGCTCCAGCTACCTTGTGTATTATCGGCTTCTCGTCCTCCTCTATTACGCTGTGGTCGCAATATGAATGCGTTCCGTTTTGTCGGGTGACAATCTTGAAGCGCACGCCATTATCAGCAACCCCCATCAGCTCGTTTGTCTCGGGGTCGTAAGTCCACTTTATCCGTGGCTGTTTCTGTTCCATCTGTTAAGTATTTGCGTTTTCGTTAACCTATTGGTGTGGATATGTTAAGCAAATGGGCTTTTCGTTAACCTATTGCTTTGTATCCTCCCACTTGAGCAAGCTCCATACGTTCCCTGCGTACAAGTCCCAGAAGAAAGCCTTAGCCTCTTCGAGCGTCTTGGCTTTGAGCTTCACCACCTCAAAGTCTCGCCACGAGTCAAGGATATATCCCCAGTATCCACTCCCCTCGATGTGGTGTATGTAGAAGCACATACCGATGTCCGTGTGCGCTCCTATCATATCGTTCGCGCCCGTCTTTCGCCAGCAGAGTGGCAGCAGCTCACGTTCTAATTGCTCTTGTGTCATAGTCGTTCTCCTTAGTCGTTAATGCCGAGAAGTCGGCAGATTAGGTCGAGGCGGTGGTTCTCTGCCATACCCTCAAGCTTTTCGATTCTACATGGCTCTAAAGCATCTGCTTGCTTAGAAGCTTCGCCAATCACATACTCGTTAGACTCTTCGCCATACAGTCGTATTGCTTCTTCGGCTTCCACGACTAACAGCAATGTACCCTCTAACTTAAGAGCACCATTTTTGTTCCATTTGCGTCGTATTCTTATTGAATAGAATGCTGACATATCATCGAAAAGCCTAAAAAGGCTCCCTCTGTGTATACATCTACTTGTGTTGCGACTGGTAGTCCAATCATGTATCATCTTCCACTCCAGCGGGCGTTTCGCAAGCTGTGCTTTTACTTCTTCGCGTGTCATTTGATTATGCTTTCTACTATAGCTACGATCACTAAGGTTAGCCATGATAAGACGAATGTTACTGACGAGACCTTGAGCACAGTTATGTAGGCGTTGAAGACCTTGTCGTCATCTTCGTCTTCACGCTCCCTCTCTCGGTCTACTGCTAAGACAAACGAGGATAAGAGTACCAGCTCCGATACACCCAGCACTACTGATGCGGTGAAGCCTATCGTTTCTGTCATTTCTCCTCAATGTTAAAGTGTGATAGTATCTTGTTCTTTCGGTACTCCTCGGCAGCTTGCTTAGCTTCCTCCAAAGTGTTGTACTCCACGTTGTCGAACGTTGTAATCCACTTCGGGTACACCTCGCTGATGAGTACGTCCCCGTCTATGAATTGGTCGGCTTTGTAGATCGCTCTAAGGCTACCCGTCAGCTTTCGCCATTCGAGCGGGCGGAGGGCTTTCAGTAGTTCTTCTCGTGTCATTGTCTCTGGATTGATTAGAGTGCGCCCCGCCGTCCCAGGCGCGTGAAGGTCTCGCGTGCGGTCTCCCGCCAACGTGGCGCACTCGTTGTTACTTCTGTTCGTTGCGCTTTAGCTTCATGATAGCCTTGGTAGCCTCCGCCCAATCACCTCTGAAGATGTGAGTGATGGCGCTCTGTGCTTCGTCACTTAGTGGCACTTGCTTTGCTATCTCACGTAGTTCTTTGAGTAGCTCAGTGTAGTACTTCGTGTCTGCTTCAAAGCCGAGCCGTTCAGCCACTTGGCACGTACCGATAGCCCTCATCAACCTGTGCGATCCCCCATCACATAAGTACGTCACTACTCTTACGAGCACAACACCTCGGAAGAAGTCAATACGATAGGTGACAAGCAGTTTTTTGTACCATGCTGTTAGCACCTCTTTTTGTTCTTTGGTCATAGCCTTGTGTATTTGGTTGTCTTGCTTCTGTTGCTCCTTCCTCAGCTGGTGGAGCTGGGTGCGTAGGGCGTGTATCTCGGCCGTGAGCTTCTTGCGCTGGGCGTGCTTCTCACGCTTTAACCTCTCTATACCTTGGTGCAGGGAGTAATTCACCCTACACATGCTCTCCCGCAGGTCGTCCTTGGACTTGCGCAGATCTGCTATATCCTCACGCAAGCCAATCACGTAGAACAGAAGGCTAAGGCTTGCCCCTGCGAGTAGCACTATTACTTCCGTCATAGCTGTACATTCTTGGTTAGTAACTCTTCGGTGATCTCGAGGGCGTTATTCTCAGCGTCTCGGTGCTTCACCACTCGGAATCGGGTGACCTTGTTACCCGTCCAGCCCGTTAGCTCTCGGTAGGCGTAGTAGCCTTTCTGCAGGAAGGGCAGGAGAAGGGCGTGCGCCTCTCCGTGGTTTAGAGCATCACCCTTGCCACTATCATCGATGCGCACGCAGCAGAAGGGACTACCATCCAAGTTCTTGACTATCTCTGTTCGCATCCACTCTACATAGTCATGGCGCACGTGCCAGTCCTTGTCATTCTCGGGTATCTCGGTGGGCGTCACGTCCTCCGCTTCGGGTGCAGTGGTTGCCTTTGGCTCACGCTCCCTGCGTTCGTGCCACAGCGTTAGCGTCACAGCTATTGACCACACGAGTAGCCCACCGCAGGCGATGATGAGCAGGTCGATTATGTTGTCCGTTGTCATAGCTCGTCGAGTTAGTATGGTGTTATATTTTCGAGGGTGGCTACCTCGCCTATGTTATACTTATGGTAGGTCGTTTCATCCACTGGGACGAAGTGCTTGCCATCTTTACACATAAGTACGACGCCATACACGTGACGCCCTCTACTTATAAGCCTGTGGTTCTTTCTTATGACCACTCCCGTGTAGTAGTCTGGCTGATTGCAGGAGACTGAAACCACGACTACCACGGAGAGGAGGATTGTGAATAGCTTTCTCATATTAGTACTTCTTGCCGTGCAGGGCAGGGCGTGTTTCGTTATATTTCAGCTTGAGGTCGATGTGCGCCATTAGGTCGATGCCGAGGTGGTCGCAGAGCTGTTCGAGTGACTTGAGGGCATTAAGGAAGCCCATTGTGGGGTCGCATTTTTCGTCCGCAATACATAAATCTGTGACTATCGGCAAGAGCGCATCCGTTAGCATAGGAGGAATGCCATCCTCGCCATATAAATTAATTCCGCAACTCACCTGCCAAGCATGTAGACCATATCTATCAATCATGTACCCCAGCAGGTCGAGCAGGCGTATCACTGCGTCGGCGATCTTGTCCTCCACGGTGTCCTTGACAAGGCGAAGGAACTCTTGAACGTAGATAGCCCCCTCTATACTATGGAGCGTGCCTATCGTGTTGGGGTCGAGCTTTGCCCACTTCCCGATGCGGTCTGCTTCGATAGCCTCGTGAAGCTCTCCGAAGGCCAGCATCAGATAATGCCCGACGGAGTGTTGCTCATCCCAAAAGCCTTTAGCTACTGCCCGCTGGTGGCAGTCCTTGGCGTAGCGGTTGAGCGTATCTGCGTTGTAAAGTATGTATATCATTGTCGTTGCTATTTGATGATGTGTGATAAGATGTGTTTGACCACTTCAACCGTCCACCCGTTGCCGAGCATCTTGTAGGCTTGTGTGTCCGAGCATCCCCACTTGTACCAGTCGGGGATGGTTTGCAGTCGGGCGCATTCGGTGGGAGTTAGAAGGCGGAGGAGTACACCCTCTTCTAAGAGGCAAGGCTGTCCAGATCCGTCCTGCCTTGCTCGAGCGCAAAGAGACGGAGCCTTGTATCCAGTCATAGGTCTGTACGCTCGCGGGTCAGTAAAGCCTTGTATTATGCCCACTGATATGGGGGTGTTTGCAGGTAGAACTGCTATAACATTGTCCTTTGTAGAAAGCGTCCCTGCCTTTACCTTTTTATTTTTTGATTTCACATACCCACGACCCTCCCGATAAACACCGAGTGTATACTTGTCGTCTGTCTTTCGTTGCAGGATGTCGTGTATGGTTACGCATTTATCCGCAGGCTGGTCGATGTCCGTCACGCTATCTCCGAGAAGCCCATCGATGCGTGTTTTACCATTACTCCAGTATAAGCGCACTCTGTTCTGAGCGGAGACAAGGGCGGAGTTAATCACAACAGGCCTAATTCCGAGGCTTTCGTTTATCCTCGCCTCGTCTGCTGGGCGCATTCGCACATTCTCAAGGAGGTACTTTACGTTGGGGTTGAGCTTTTGCACGTGGTGCAGGATGTCAAGGAACACCCAATACAGCCTGCTTCGTGGGTCGTCGTGACCGAGCATTTTGCCAGCTAAGCTGAATCCTTGGCAGGGCGAGCCAGCGAGAAGGAGGTCTATCTCCGACCACTCTATGTTCCACTCTCGCCACTTCTCTACGTCTCCGAGCTGGATAGTCTCGGGGAAGTTGAGCTGCGTCTGCTGGATAGCGTGCTTGTCTATCTCACTGGCATAGTACCTTTCAATAGGCACGCCAAGCTCTCGCAGTGCGATTTGCCCGCAGCTCATTCCGTCAAATAGTGATAGCACTTTCATTCTTTTGCTTCTTCTCTCTTGTTCATCACGGGCTTAGTGCGCATCAGGGGTCGTGGAACACGCCCCAGCGTGGCGGGCTTAGCCGTGGGGGCTTGATACTCGCCCTTGGCAAGCACCTTCTCTGCGAGCTTGAGGGTGAAGTCGCTGAAACGGCTAATCATCCCGAGAATATCGTGCTGTTGTCCGCTAACGACTTGGAAGTAGCCCATCTGCTCATCCTTGATCTTGCACGCCTCATCGTGCATCTTGGCTATATCCCTTGCCTGTATTTTGAGCGTAGAGCTTGTACGCTCAAGAAGGCGAAGGCGTGAGTGTAGCGTCCAGATTAGGTAGCCCATCACCACGCAGGACAAGGCGAGGAGGGCAGTAGCTATAAGTGTGGCGTTCATCGTTAGAATGGCAGGTCACTGCTCTCTTGTGGGGTTGCTGGTGTTGCTGGTGTGGCAGGCTGTGCCGTTGGGGCGGGCTGAGGTGTAGCTGTGGGAGCTGGGGCGGTCTGTGCGCCAGCATAGACGATATTCCACGCCTTAATCTCGGGAAACCACTTGCCCTCCCATTCTCGCCCGTCAAGGTCAAGGGAGGCGGTTACCTCTTGCCCGACTTGAAGGGGGAACTTGTCTACGCTCTCTCCGAAGAGCTTAATGGGTACTTTCTTTGGGTACTGCCCGCCCGTTTCAAGGACGAACACAAGAGATTTCCATGGCTTACCCGCTTTGGATGTGCCTTGCTGGAGGGGGAGGATTTGGAGCACTCGCCCCGTTACGTTCAGTTCATTCATATCTAAGTGTGTTAAAGTGTGTCTATTCTTTTGCTCTTGAGAGATAGCCCCTGCGGACAAGCTCATCAAGGGATAGGTCAAGGAGGCAGTCGGAGGAGTCTAAGCCCGTCTTGTACCGCCCTCTCTTTACAAAGCCATCACCGCCCATCACTCGTCGGTACTTAGCTCGTATGGACTCTACGGGGAATTGGCACCCCGACTCATCCTTGTACTTTTGGATGCAGGTCATTATCGGCATCTTCGGGTTCTCCGTGGCTATCTTGTGGACGCCCTCCAGCACCTCCATCGGGATTATGCCAGGACCAGCTGGCTTACCGCCTCGGAACTCCTTGTATCGTGGGTGCTTCGTGACGAGGTCGCAGATATAGCACTCGGTGTACACGTCAAAGCGAGCCACGGCCATCCTCGCAGCGTGGGTGGGCTTCATCCCTCCCTCTATAACCTGCCTAAGGGCGAACTCCACAACCTCATCTCGGTTGTACATTGGTCCTCTATTCATCAGTAAAAGCTCTTGTTTTGTGCGTTGATAAGGTCTGCGGTGTAGTAGGCTATGCGCCCGCTCTCTGCTCTACGGGCTTCAAGGTAGCCGAGCTTGCACCACCGCTCTATGTTGGCACGCCCAAACATTGCGTAGGCTCTGCTCTGCGTCATCGTGGGCTTGGCGAAGGTGTCAGCCACCGCCTTAGCCATAATCCCTGCGAGGCTTCGCTGGAGGGGCTGGCTGGAGGCTATCGCCTGCTGTATGTCGTCTTGTGTAGGTGTCCGCTTCATTTCGTCATCTTGTGAGCGAGGTTGGTGAAGTATCTATCTGATGCGCTGGCGGAGTAGTTGCCCGCCTCTTTCTGTGAGAGGTGCTGGGCGTAGCTCTCTTCCTCCATCGCTCGCTGGCGGTCGTTCCAATAGGAGCGAAGCCACTCCATCATCGTGGAGGGGGAGAACGAGCCGTACACCTTCCCGAAGTGTGACGCTCTCGCCTTCTCTGCGAAGATGCGCAGGTCGTCTATGTACATATGGGGGTAGGTGTTGATTATCTGCTTCACGAGCTGGGGAGCGAGGCGTACACTGCTGTCGGTCGCACCGAACCACTGCCAAAGGTCTACGACTACCAGCGTGACCTCTGCCTCCATCAGCTCTCTCGCCTCGGGGTCTCTCTTGAGCTGGCAGATAGAGCGGACAAGCCCCTCATCCATCGCTCGGGAGAGCTGGGGGAGAGTTGGTGCTGGCTCATCGCTGGCGGACAGACATAGCCCCAGCTCGGAGTACTTCAAGAGCATTGCCTGCTTGCTGTCGTTCCTCTGCTCGGGTAAGAGTGCGTTGTCGGGATATGTGTGATATGAGTTCATTGTACTTGCTATTTAGTATGGAGGGGGATAGATGAGATAGCACCCACGGGTCGTCTATCTTGGAGAGGAATATCGGGAGTGCCGATGCTATATGCTCGTCGTCGTGTGGGTTGTCCTTGGCTTTGATTGACGCCCTGAGCTTCTCGCCGAAGTCCTTTAGGCTCTTCATCTCCTTTGCGCTCCACACGAAGTCCATATTCGTCTTGCTCTTGAAGAAGCTCTCAAATATCGGCTTGAGGAGCGCTGTGAGGGTGGGGCGTTTTGTCCCATCGGCTGTCCCATTGGGTGTCCCATCGGGTGTCCCACGCTTTGTGAGTTTGCCCTTTTGTGGAGCGGGTTTTACTGTCCCATCGGCTGTCCCATTGGGTGTCCCATCGGGTGTCCCATCCTGAGCAAAAATGCGGTGTACTTGTGTCTTTGATAGCCCTACTCTTTTTGCCACCTCTCGGGTGCTCATCTCTGGGTAGTGGAGCTTGTAAGCTCGGACGAGTAAGCCCTTCGGGTCTTTGTCAAGTAGGGCGACTTCGTCCTTGGTGAGCTTCATAGGTGGGGGAGTGTGAAGTACTGACTGCTGATAGTCCTGCCGAAGCGTATCTGCCCTGAACCAACGAGAGCGACCAACGCTGGTCTAACCTCTCGGAAGGATAAGCCTACCACCTCGGGTATCTCCTCTTTGCGGACGATGAGGGGTATTCTCTTCGCCCGCTGGAGTTCGTCAAGCCTCGCACGTATCGCCTCCAGCACCCTCTGCTCCAAGGACGGCTTCAAGACTACGTCTGTCATAGTAGTAGCGTGAGCGGTTGTAGTGCACAAATTGGTACTTGCCCATTGCCCGACCCTTGAGAAGGGTGGGCATTGAGACTCCGAGAAGCTTACAAGCCTCTCGCCCCGTGAGCCAATTGCTGGTGTGTGTGTTGTGTGCTTCTGCGAGAGCCTCCTTGGCTCTGTTCATAGCGGTGAGCTGGTGTACTCTGCGCTCATCCGTGGTTAGTTCTGCAATATTCATTCTTGTTGGTCTGTAAATAGTACATCGAACAGCGTGGGGCTTGTGACCTGCATCTCCGCCTCTCTTAGGTAGGAGAGCCCGTCACGCCAATAGTCCTTATTGAGCTCAGTGCTTAGCCCCCTTCGCCCGAGATTGATAGCACAATACGGGACGGACTGAATGCCACCGAACGGGTCAAACACTAAGTCCCCTTCGTTGCTGTATCGTGTGATAAGTCGCTCCACGATGTCAAGCTGGAATGGGCACACATGCTTTGCTCTGCCCTTCTGTGCCTGCGTCGTATTCAGCGTTCGCATTCTGGTCACGTCGTCCCAGATGTAGTCCTTGTGGCTTACGGGGTCGATGGCCATGAACGTCTTGGGGAGCTTGTCGATTTCGCCTAAGTCCTCGGCAAGCCTTAGATGACGCTCGAAGCTGTAGATGTTGTCCTCGCTGAAGTTGCGGAACAGCGTGCGGATCTGTGCTATGTCGAGGCGTGCTATCTCTTCTGTGGAGAGAAGTCTGTCGCCTGAGCTCTTCCAGCTTGCGTGTGCATCTAACTGCCACCTTGCTAAGCTGTACTTCTCTTTGTCCTTCACCACGGGCACGTCTGCGTATGCTCGGCTGGTGTCCGTTGGGAGCTTGCGGAAGAGTAGCACGTACTCGGGGCATCCTACGCCCATCTTCGATCCATCCTTACACATCTCGGTGTACCCAAGTCGGTAGGTCTGATTATTCTCTCGCACCACGTCTGTGTCCACCGTTATGCGCCCCATATATCGGAAGCCATGCTTCATATAGTGGAAGACGGTCATCTCGCTGAAGGGGTCAATGGTTGGCATCCCGTCACCCGTGGCACTGCCGAATAGCACTCTGTCCTTTACGTGGATGCACGCTAAGCGTCCAGGGCGAAGGATGCGGAGAAGCTCGGGTGTGAGAAAGTCCATCTGCTGGAAGAAGGCTTCGTTGTCCTCGTTGTGCCCGAAGTCGTTGTACGTCGGTGTGTACTCGTAGTGGTTGGAGAATGGTATGCTCGTCACGATAAGGTCTACCGAGTTGTCGGGCATCTTCTGACACTCTTGCACGTTGTCGTTGTTGATTGCCCGCCAAAGTTCACCGCTCGCCTCTTCACGCTCTCCGAACATAAAGCGCATCAGACGCTCTTCGCTCTTCGTGTGATAAAGTCCGTAGGCTCGCAGGAGCTTCACGAGGTTAGCAACCATCTGATTATGCTGTTGCCACTTGTGCATAAAGCTCTTGAAGATCTCCTGCTCGCTCTCCGCATAGACGAGGTAGAGGTCTACGGGGTGCTTCTGCATAAAGCGGTGGATGCGGTGCACGGCTTGGAACTTATCGTTGAACTTGTAGTCAATGAACATGATCGCCTTGTGGCAGTGGTATTGGAAGTTCAGCCCCTCACCGAGCATCTCGGGCTTAGCTGCGAGATATTTAAGCTCTCCACCCTTGAAGGCTCGTATAATCTCGTCCGCCTCGTCGTCATCTTGCGACCCGTAGACGGCTCTACATTCAGGGAGAGCGGAGCATATAGCCCTACGCTCATCTTCGAGGTCGTGCCACAGAAGGAAGTGATCATCTTTGTTCTCGGGGCGGTTCACGATTTCGACAAGGCGGGCTATCTTATCGGATAGCGTTGCTCGTCGTTCTTTTGCGCCCTCTTGGAGGGATAGCGCTGCGCTTCTGAACAGCTTGCCTCGCCCGTCCTTGTCAAACTCCATCTCGCCCGATACGCTTACCACCTCTTCGTGTACTCTTAGCTCTGGGAGCTCGTAGCCATCATCGGGGTAGCCGAGGTCGCTGGGCTTCGTAAGGACAAGCGCCCACGAGCTGACCCACACCCAAAACTCATCCTCTTTGTGGGGGTAGAGCGTGAGGTCGTTTGCCTTGGTGCTATCTCGCTGGAAGAAGCGGGTAAGAGCCTGCCCCGTCTCCATCACTCCGAGGTATCCTGCATAGTGGATAAGCTCTTTGTATCGGTTGGGGCTTGGCGTTGCAGTCGCCACGAAGCGGTACTTAACGCCCGAGAATAGGGGAAGGAATGTCTGATACGTCTTTGTCCCAAAGCCTCGCAGTACACTTGCCTCATCGAGTGACGTAGCCACAAAGTAGGACGGCTCAATATCCCCGTCTCGCACTCGCTCGTAGTTGGTCACCATCACGTCCGAGGTGCATGCCTCTATTTCGGAGCAGTTGCGGACGTACTGCACGTCCATCCCGAGGTGCTTCTTCGCTTGGTGCGTGAACTCGTGGACTACTCGCTTGGGGCACACGATGAGAGCCTTACCGCCCTCATGCTTCACAATCAGGCGCAGGATCTCGAGCTGTGTGACGGTCTTCTGCATCCCGAAGGAGCTGAAGATAGCACGGCACCCGCCACGGATAGCCCACTCTACGCTGTCTTTTACGTGTGGGTAAAGGGTCGGAGTGAGGTCGTTTCTGTCTATCTGGAAACCACTATCGTGGCTTATGGCCATCTTCTCTTTGAGGAAGTCTATATATCTCTGCTCGTTGGGGGAAATCATCAGTTCGCTGGGATAAGTACATTCGTTAGAGGTCTGCCGTTGGAGCGTATCTGCCACAGACCTCTGTGGTCGGGGGAGGTGTCTACCATCTCTAAGTCCTCTACCTTGCCGAAGAGGCGGTACGTGCCACAGAGGTCTACCACCCACGAAGCCTGCTTGCTGGCGTGGGGGCGTATCGCTCTGCCTACAATCTGATACCATAGGGAGAGGGAGCGGGTAGGGCGGGCTACCACAATCGTATCAAGCTCGGGGTAGTCAAAGCCCGTAGTGAGCGTGCCTACGTTGGCTACCACCTTGAGCTTGCCCGCCTTGAAGTCCGCAAGGATGCGCTCACGCTCTCTCTTCGGGGTCTCGCCCGTCACCATTGCAGAGATATTGGGGAAGTGCTGTATCAGCTCTTCGCTCTCTTCGATGAACTGCGTGAAGACGAGGATGCCCCTGCGTGGTACTTGGGCGTTGTAGAGGAGTCGCTCTACCACGTTGGCGAGCTTACCCGAGAAGCCCACCCGCCTATATTCGTTGCGGATACTCTTATCGGTGTAGCCCTGCCCCGTGCTATTGACCTTGAGGCGGTCTATCTGTATCGTGTCTACGGCGTAGTAGTTCGTCTTGGCGAGGTAGCCAGCGTGGAGAAGCTCGCCTACCTCGGTGGAGTGTAGGATGGTAGTGAAGAAGCGCCCTTGCAGGCGGGTGAGGAAACGAAGCATTGAGCCGAAGTTGCCTTGCCCGTCCGAGGTGCTGTAAAGGCGGTAGGGGGTGGCTGTCAGCCCGACGCACCGCACGCCTCCGAGAGCCTTGAAGAACTGCATATACATGCTGTCGGGGCTTTCATTGACAAGGTGCGCCTCGTCCACTATCACATAGTCGAAGTGCTTAAAGGCTTCGGGCTTCTTGTACACACTGCCGATAGTTGCGAAGGTGGCTTTGCTGATGCGCTTCTGCCCACAGCTGGCAGAGTAGATGGAGCAGAAGATGAAGCCGTAGGATACCAGCTTCTGAAAGTTCTGCTCGAGGATCTCTTTCGAGGGCTGGAGGATGAGCACGTCAGCGTCTAAGCGGTTGACGATGTCAGCAATCACTAAGCTCTTGCCCGACCCAGTCGGCAGGACGATAAGCCCTGCGCCCTTGGTCACCGCCTTGTTCTCGAGGTAGCGGACGGCAGAGTCGGAGGCTTGTTGCTGATAGGGGCGGAGTGAGTATTGCATTGTCTATATCCAGCGTTTGTTCATCTCTACCTCTCGCTCTATCTCACCAAGTATCCCGTGTTCCTCAGTGGTGGGTAAGTAGACGCCTACCTCCTTGGAAGCCCAGTCACGAAAGCGTTCTATTGCGGTGGTCATCTCTTTTGTGTCAAGCTCAGCACTGGAGCGTAATATGTAATAGCGCCCGATACCCTTACCCTCTTTCTCTCGGAGGAATAGGTCGGGGTTGACGTGCCTTTTGAAGAATTCCTGCTTGATGTACTCCATGCGCTCTCCATATTGCAGAGCGAAGTAGGATAGCAGAAGGTGGAGATAGCTGTTTTGCTTGAGGGTGCGCTTGCCTCTCTTCTCGGTGAGCTCGACAAGAGTGCCTTGTCGGTAGAGGAAGTTGCACCTCTCTTTGAATTGCATTCTGTCGAGCTCACGGGAGAGGTCGTAGTTCATTCGAGGGCGAAAATTTTAGGGTTGGTGATTAGGTGGCGGTTCGCCTCGATGAAGTCGATAAGCGCTACCACCTTGTCCTCGAGGAGCGGTATATCTCGCTCGGGGGTGAAGAGGTACTCTTCGCTGTATGTCGCTTTGAGCTTCACTACCACCTCGGGAGGCTCGGGGTTTTGCTTCGTGATATTCGTGCTTATCTCGGCTACGTCGTAGCTGAATAGGTCTACGCCCGTGTAGCCCATCTCTCGGAGGCAGTAGGGGTAGACAAGATGCTGGGCGTTGCCCTTGAACTTGCCCACCTCGTATGATCCTGTCGTCTTAATGTCGTGGACGCTCAGGGGCATCAGCTCGTCGAGGAAGCCGTAGAGCCTTACATCCCCTCGCCTTGTCGGTAGCACGCCCTCGACAAACATCTGAGGGATAGCCCCCTTGTAGTTGCTGGCGAAGAGCCTAACTGCATCCACGGGGTAGATGAATGTTCGCTTGTTGTAGTGCGCCTTGAGGGACACCACGTTGCCCGCCTCGTCGCAGAGCTTCTCTACCTCCATCTTCGGGGATTTCTGCCCGAGGATAAGGCAGTCTACCAGCTCGTTGAACGCTGTGCCGACGTCCGCCTTGATGAGGTCTTTCGGTACTCTGTTGATCTTGTCGATGAGGTCTTGGAACGCCTGCGCCTCGTATTCTTCGAGCGTGAGTGCGGGGCTCTCAGCCCCACCCCAATACTTATTGTAGATTACCTCGGACTGGGAGTAGTTCGTGTAAGCGTCAATAAGTGAGGGGTAGAGCTGGTAGCGCACCACTGAGCTACTTTGTTTCTGCTGGCTCATATCGCTTCGTAGACTTATTCAGGACAAGCCCGAGGCTCTTAGCCTTCTCGTTGATGAGGATGCCCGCTTGCTTCTTGCTGGAGCCGATATGCTCGTACTCGTCGATACGCTCGATAAAGTCGTTTGCGCTCGCCTCGTCTGTGACAAGCTCAATAGCTTCTCTGATTTCGTCCATCACCTGCTCGTACTTGTGAGCTTCGGAGCGCTTGACCTCGATCATAGCCTTATACGGCTCGATGATTTGCGCTTGGATGAAGTCGTTGGGGGCGGTCGTCTGCCCGTTCGCTCGATTGATAATCTCGGGGATGATCATCACCGAGGGTAGCCCGCAGGTGTTCTTACCATCGTTGCGAGGCGTTGGGTCAAAGGTGATGCTGCGCTTGACTATGCCGTTTTCGGTCTTAGTCTCCATATAGCCAAGCAGGTCAAGCTCTGCCACAAGGGCGTTGTAGGTCTTCTCTCGGATAGCTGGGATAAAGACGTTGGTATCGCCCTCCTTGCGCACGTCTCGGTGCGCTACGATGACGATATTCTTATTCAGGGCTGAGATGCTTCTTACGAAGTTCTGCACCTCGAGGTTGATAGCCCCCCAATCTCGTAGCTGAGGTTGTCGGAAGCCACAGACGTGGGTGATGATGAAGTCCATCATCTTACCCGCTGTGTCTACTACGATGCTGTCAAACCCGCTGAGGTCTTCTTGGAGTACCGCATTGACCTCAGCCCACGAGCCGACCTGCACCGTGCCTACGTCCTTGACGTGCGCTATATTCACACGCTTCACCCCACCATCAAAGTCGAGAAGCAGGGGGCGTGGGGCTGAGAGGGCGAGCGTGGTCTTACCCATACCGCTCTGCCCGTAAATCATCATCTTCACACAGCTGGGAGTCTCCAGCTCGAAGTATCGCTTAATAAGGCTCATATCTGTATCTGTGGGGGTTAGTCGTTGGTGATGTCGGTGTAGTCAACTTCGTCCGCCTTGTCGGCTGGGGCTATTGCTGGGGCTACGGGGATGATGATAGAGTTGATGTGCGAGGTGTAGAGGTCGTAGACGTAGCTCTTTGCCCCCTCAAGGGTAGCGAAGTCCATTAGGATAGTAGAGCTGTCAAAGCGTGCGACGAACGCAACGCCATTATCTCGCTTTACCTCTTTGATGACCGCACGCACAGATAGTGTGCCGTGTCCGATGCTCGCCTCAGCAACGGGGCGCTCGCCATAGCGGTCAAAGCAGGTAGGGGGTAGGTCTAACCACGCTATGGGCTTGACCTTGAAGAATGTCTGTAACATAGTAGCTGAAAATTAGTGGTGGGAAATGTTGTTCACTTTGTAGCGAGCCTTGTCCTCACGGATTTACCTCGCTGATTGATAAAAGATCACTTGCCTTGTCCTCTCGGATTTGGCAGTAGTTATGTCTAAACTATTAAACCCGTGTTCAGAAGAACCAAGGTGGGGTACAACCGCTCTAAATTGCGGTCGTTAGTGTCTACTTTGTAGCGTGGCTCGCCCTCACGGGGTGACCACGCAGTGCAATTCGCCACGGCTTGTCCTCTCGGAGTTGCCGAGCAGTATGTTAAATAGAAAAAAGCTAAAGCCTACGGGGGTGAGGCCACCCGTAGAGGGTGCGCCAGCTCGCAATTGCTGGCGTGAGTGTCAAATTTTTCGGGGTGGCTTGTCCTCACGGATTTACCACCCCATCCTAAAACAATAAACACTATGAAAGAAAACCATCTCTACAATGGGTGGGGCTAATAGTCGCCCTCGTCCGTGATGCCCACCATCTCATTTATCATAAGGGGGACAATCACCGGTGCAAGTATCTGCACCACGATACGCTCGAAGTCGTCAAAGTGCAGACCGCAAGCGAAGAGGACGAAGGATACTATTGTGAGGGATAGCGACACCTTGAGTATCGCCTTATCGGATAGGGGTTTCATAAGTCTGGGGGATTATCTGTAAGTCATGTTAAGCCAATACTCTGTATCGGCTACGCCGTCGTCACTTGGGTTGCACTCGTCGTAATAGCGCTGTGCCCATCTGAATGTCTTGCTGATGTCTGCCTCGTCAAAGGCGGGGAAGTTCTTGACCTTGCTGTTGTCGGTCTTGTACTTGTAGCTGGCGGTCAGCTCTTGTCCGTCTTGCTCAAATAGGACGATAAGCTCTGACGTGCCGTTTACACGGGGGTCGTCGTCTATCTTGATGACCGCTTCAACGTACTCACCGCCCTCAAAAAAGGCGTGCGCCATCTCGTCTACTAAGCCCTGAATGTAGCTCTCGTCTACTTCGTCATAGGACGCTCTCTCTTCTATGTACATAGCTGTATCTGTTTAGGGGTGGGGTAGCCCGCTCGCCTTGTGAGCTACTGGGGCTACCCCTATAGGGTTAGTACCAGCGGTTTTCTTCTTTTCGCTTAGCTATCTCTGCGTCGAAAAGGTCTAAATTCGCCTTGCGAATTCTGTACCGCTCTTCGGGGTTGGGGTAGTCGTGAGGCATGAAGCCGAGTATGCTATTTGGGTGGGCAAACGCAATGTTCATACGCTTGACGCATTGCCATGTTATGCTTCTGTCGAGAGAGAGGGTGTTGTTACTCATCTGCTTTACCGCCCCTTCTGTTAGCACTCTCTCGGGTATATCGTAGCTTTTCCACTTGGTGATATCCTTTTGTGTCATCGCTGTATCTGTTGGTGGGGTTAGTGGATGAGGTTGGCCACCTTGAAGCAGCGCCACTCTTGGCGCTCTGTATCAAAGTAGGTCTGCAGGGTTGGGTTAGCCTTGCGCCCGCTGTCCTTGACCTCGGGGACAAGCTCGCCTTTAAGAGTGCCGTAGGCCTCTCTAATTGACCCGTCTACCTTTTGGTAGTAGAACTTTACGATACCCTTCTGCATTCGGGCGTGTAGCTTGATATTTGCCCACGCTACCTTGAGGGCTTCGCTGAGGCTAAACCCGTTGCGCTTGACGAACTGCCAAGCGAGCGAGAATACACGGCTAAGCGTGCTTTTTCTTTCGTTGCTCATAGTGGTTGTTATTGTTTAGTGGTGTTTTTATCTGAGTGCTTGCAAGCCCTTTGCGAGGGGCGGGGGTCGGTCGTGAGCCGTTCAGCGCTTAGCACGATAGGTCTAAGCCTGCAAGCTATGTTGTTAATCACTATGTGGGCATTGCACCCACGTGAGTTATCTATTATTGTCGCCTGTATCAAGTATGTCAAAGACCTCTTCTGTGAAGGTGGCTTGTTGTTGTCCATCCTTTACACTGCAAAGATAGAACAAAAATTCTATCCACCAAAACAAAAGTTCTATTTTACCTCAACTTTTGTTGCAACTGATTGATATTGAGAGAGAAAAAAATTATACCCGTGTAATTTTCTTTCGGGGACGCCTGCTCTTTGGTTCTGCGCCCCTGCCGTCCGTGGTGCTTTTCGGGGGCGTTTCTCGCGCGCGTGCGTATATATATAGAGGTGCAAGGGTGGTGTTTTAGCCCCTGCACCTTTAAGCGTTGTAAAGCGTTTGCAAACTTTTTGTTAGCTTTGTGGCAAAGGTGACAACTTGATATAGATGGGCTATGGATTGGACTTATACCACTATAAGCATCCTTGTTGGGATATTATCTGCGCTTCTCGCTGCGTCTGTTGGATGGCAGGTGTGGAGCACTATATCTCTTGACACTGTCCGTGGAAAGTTATCAAAGCAAATAGACGACCTCAAGAAAGAGCTGGGGGATCTAAGTGGCTCGCTCGTCGGGCTACGCTCTCAGGTGGATAGGGAGAATGAGATAAGGTGGTGGTATTGGTATTGGTGTGAAAGGTCGGAGGGAGCCCCATCAACGGTCTGGTCAGATCGTATGTTTCCGCTGATTATGGCACTCGAGAAGATAGCTCCGCTGTCCGATTTATCCCTGCCTCCCGAGAAAGATAGGGTGTGGTCCCACTACATGCTCTCCATTACCGAGGACCTCGCTGAGGTCACCGATAGCTGGAGTAGGGAGTACGACGGGGCTGGTATGGGTATGTACGACATGAGTAGCGTGTACCGCGCACTGGAGAGAATGGATGCCTACCCAATGGATAGCGAAGCCATGTTCTACAGCGCGCGGGAGTACCTCAAAAAAGCTGCGAAGAAATTGCAGAATAGGTAGATATGGCAACCATGGTCAGCAGGGCAGCGAGCGCAAATGCGCAGAACGTTATACCGATTACTGCAATGACCTTGCAGACTATCCCAACATACACCCCTGCTACTTCTGAGAACTTATAGTCCACATGCTCCAGCTTCTTCAGCAAGCTCTTCTTTTCTTGTTCCATAATCACTCTAAGTTTTAGCTTCCAGTATGTATACCCTCTGTAAGCTATCACGCAAGCTCAAGAGGGAGCTTTTGAGCCATAAAGCCCCCTTACCCATACGGGGCTGTTCCTCCAGCTGTCCGTATGAGGTCGGGAGCTTTGGTGGAGTATCCCGCAGTGCCCTGTCGGTCGCCTCGTCACCAGCTCCGTGCGTTGTCCACTACGCAACGGAACATTTACCAGCTTTTCGCCCCAGTGGTGGGCTGTCCTCGCATCTGGCTTCTCGCCCTGCGACCCCCTTACGGACTCCTTGCGGTGGATTGGCTACCACAGCTACTTCGAGGGGTTTAATCAGCACTCCCGAACGTTCGTTTCATCACCGATAGCTGAGTGCTGATATTCTCCTAAAAAGGAGTACCTCCCCCCCAGTCGTCGGACTCGACCAAGGAGAGGTATTTGAGATTTCCTTTTGCCAACGTATGGATGGCTTCCTGCGGTGTCCGAACCCGCACTACAAAGATAGAACAAAAGTTCTGATTTACAAAATGAGTTCTACTATCAATCAAAACATCTCACCATTAAGGGAGGCGTACAACCACCTACGCAGCCTTGGTGTGGTGCACAAACAAAAGGACATAGCCGACAAGATTGGCTATCATAAATCTGCCGTGTCGCAGGCGTTGAGCGGAGTATCGGGGTACGTCACCAGCAACTTCGTTTCAGCCTTCAACGAAGCGTTCGGAGGCATATTCAACGAAGCGTACCTGCTCCGTGGCGAGGGAACACTCCTCAAGGACGACCCCGACGAAGCCCCGCAGAAGCCCTACAGAGCGCCCCACGAAGTGGAGAGCGTAGCGCAGGGCTCACGTACCATACAGACGCTCCCCATAATCCCAATAGAAGCGCAGGCGGGCATCGGCAAGGGCTTCCTATACGACAAAGACCCATCACAAGACCCCGAAGACGTGTACGATGCCTTCGACACTATGGAGGTAGTGCTGGAGCGTGCCGTCTCCGACCGCTATAAGCTGTTCCGAGTGAAAGGGGATAGTATGGACGACGACAGCAAACGCTCCGTCTGTGACGGGGATATAGTCCTCTGCCGTGAGGTGTACCCCGAAGATTGGCAATACGGACTAATCAACACGAAGTACCCCAATGTGGTGGTCGTGATAGAGGAGGAGGGCATCCTGCTCAAGCAACTCACAAAGCACGTCAAGAGGAACGACACTATCCACCTGCACTCCCTCAACAGCAAGTACGAGGACTTCGCAGTAAACCTCAAAGATGTGCGTGCGTTCTTCTACGTGGAGCGCATCATCGACCGCAGTATGTCGCAATGGTAACCACTTAAACTCAATAGCAATATGGAAACAACCTCTACCCAATCAAGCCCCTACCAAGCCCTCCGCGCGTGGGGTCTCGTCTTCTCCGTCGGGCTTACGCTCGTGTGCCTCATCGCCTTCATCTGTACCTGCACTATCAAGATGCCCATTATAGAAGACGGCTACACTATCGGGACAAGGACAATATTCAACCCCGTGAGCCTCATCTACCTCTTCTCCTGCATCCCCTCGCTCGCCTTCGGTAGCCTCTTCTCTGCTGTGGCTCGTATCGGGGACGACCTACGGGCGGTAAGAGCCTCACAGGGGCGCAATAGCGAGCCTACAACGGGAGAAAACACGCCCGCTAAAGACGACAACAGCACCACCCTCCTCATCATCGCTGGGGTAATAACAGTCCTTGCCGTGGTGTGCATCGCAGCGTTTGGCGTGTTAAAATAGCCCCATCCCCTGACCTCTCCCCTTACACTGCCTATGTAAAAGCCTTACTATCAATAGGTTCCACCTGCCTCATAATCAGGGAGTCCTTGGTTCAAGCCCAAGTGGGACCACCACTATCGTAAGGAAGCAACATGGGGTAAGTGATCAATGATCACTTACCCCATGTTGCTTGTATTTACCTCTCTTGTATGTAGGCAACTGCAAGCCCTCGTGCTTTCCTCTCTCGTGCGTGCGTTACGTCTGATATAATAATGCTAACTTTGTGGCTTCTTAATAA